ATATCCCCGCGGGGAAAAATGAAAGGGGTCGGCGATGCGTGGGGGGAGGGTAATTTGCGAGACCCCTCCCCCCGGTGTCGCTATTCGCTTATCATTTTGTAGTTTCCTGTAGGATTCCACTCAGCGATCCATCGAATAGCGTCATCAAACGCATCATTGATGACAACTTCAGGGAGGTCGAAGTCAATTGAACCAACGATTCTTGCTACTAACGCATCAGTGTAGTAGCCATGATCACGATCGAACTTCGACCACTGTTCGTAGTCATCAACAGGACTGAACGGATTGTCGTCAGTCGTTAGGTACAGAGCCATGACACCATCACCTCACTAGCTCTAGTACTGTACTAGTACTGATGCCCAGTGCGTCAGCTACCTCACTAGTAGTGGCCCCATTACGGGCCATGGCCTTAGCCCTACTAGCTACACTAGCAGACACAGGGGTCTTGGTCTTGGGAAGGGCCCTTTCTGAGAGCTTCTCCATGTCGCTATAGCGCACCACGGCCTCCATAGCAGAGGCTGATAGGGCGCCTGCCTGGATGGCCTCCCATTGGCGGTCTGTGAGCTCTATGAGGGACTCTTTCCTAGAAGCCCCTGTTCTGAGGCGAGCTGCTGAGATGGCCTGTCTGGAGATCTTTTTATATTCTTCAGAAGACACTTCTCTGTCTGCAGTCTTTGCCTTGATCACCGCGTTAGCGATGATCTGGGCTTGCCTTTCACGGGGAGCATTCATAGAAGCCAACTTAATAGCCGACTTGAGTTCATCAACCTCAGTGGCGTACTTCTTAGCAGCCTCGGGGTTCTTCCTGGGGATCTTAGTAGAAATAAGTTCCCGTCGAGCTCGATTACCCAAGGACTTCATGTCATTAGAATAATCCGCATAAATCTTTTCCATAGGGCGGTTGCCATCGGAAATAAGATCTCGCGCATCTTCTGTAACTTTAAGTCTCTGGGTCTTGGTCTGTGCCTTGACAATTTGACCAGTCTTCTTATCAAGATACTGGCGTCCTGTCTTGACATAGACCTTCTTTCCAGTAGCGGGGTCGATCGGACCGCCTTCCGAAGCTTTGCGTAGGCGGATCTCATCCACATACACGGGACCTCGGGCCCTGGAAATAAGAGTCGCTGCGCCACGTCCACCCTGGTACTTCTTCTTAAGACCACGAATATCGTTGTCTTCTTCAGAAGTCCGCCAGTCAAGACCATGCTTAGGAGCGTCGATAACCACCATGGAGTGTCGAACGGCACGGGCAAGTTCCTCGGCGCTCGCACCACCAAGAGTCATGTCCGTAATAAGATTCGACACCACACCCATGTGACGTCCCTTCTCCTTCTCACCCATCTTCTTCATACCTGGGTAACCAGGATATGCAGCCTTGGGGTCGAAGCCTTGGAGTCCCTTAAGGGGTGGAGAAGTCTTCACCTTCACCTGACTGTTGACGGGAATAACAACCACAGTGTCACCATCGAAGTCAGCTCCAGAAAGACGTTCCGCAACCTTGGGGTGGATACCGATGGCATCCTTGGGGTTCTTGCCGAGGATCGCTTGACCGCCCTTGTGCTTGTTGTTAACAGTCACGGTAGGGATCTCGAACGTACCGCCATGAGGATATCGGACAAGACAGACTGTCTCACCGTCACGGTAGTCCGGAGCATAGATCTCGTTGGGCTTCAGCGAAGGTACCGGAAGAATAACCTTGGATGACTGACGGGGTAGCGATGCCGCTTTCAGATTTACTGAATCAGCATCACATCCGTCTGCAAAATCGGCAAGGAGACGCTTTCGCACTGCAGGGTTGTCGAGCTTCATGATATCCATGAACTCGTCATGACGCTTCTGCGCTGCCTTGTCGAGCTGCTGCTTGGCCATATGGGTGGATTGCTTGGACAGGAACTGAGAAGACAGAGTCTTACTCCAGTCCTTCCAGTTACCTTCCTCATTCACAATGTTGAGTGGAGAGAGTTTATCCTTTCCACCTTCATTGTAAAATACCTGACGCTTGATGACTGCGCCGAATGGATTATCGGGGTCATCCTTCAGCTTCTTGAGGGTATCCATCTTCGGGGTATCCCGAGTCTTGTTGGTGTTGAATATGACATCGACACCGGGAGGCATGGAATCGCTGTAAAATGCCATACCCTTCAAGTAGTGGGTACCATCAACAGGAATTCGAACCTGAGCATAGTTCGATTCACCAAGATTAAGGTCCTTACAGCCTCGACGGATTTGGATGGTGCCGTCCATAGCAGTACCACCGTCTTCAGCATAGCGAACCTTCAATCGAGAAGAATCCAACGACTCAGGCTTCTGAATACCGAGCTTCGTTCCGTCGGGCTTGATCGCAACACCCAGAGTGTGAATATCACCGAGGTGCTCCATGAGCTCTCGACGAGTAACATCGGGAGCGACCAGAACCTTGATGTTGGTGGAGTCCTTTGTACCGACCTGTCGAATATGAGCGTGTTCGACACGGTAGCCCTCAGACTCAAGCATAGCGATAGATGTGTTGAGTTGGGTGGTGCTGACTCCAAGAATAGATTCAACACCGGAACCAAACTCAACATACTTATGCTTGTCGACTGCGTTCTTGACAAGATCTGCAGTCGTTCGGGCTGCGTCCTGTCGGGCATCCGCATTGGGCTTCAGATAATTGCGGACGGTAGATTCGGGGAGTCCGAGCTTCTTACCGATCGCAACATTCGAAAGGTTCTTCTCCTTCAGCTTAAGAACACGAGCCACCTCTTCAGCTTTGCGTTCGTTGGCAGCCATGGACTTGGTTGCTCTAAGCTGTGAAGTGGTCATGCCGAAAGCCTTGGCGATATCCGTTTCGGAAAGGCCCTGCTTCTTGAGGTCGGTGACCATACCCTGGAAGGATACGGAGCGCTGGTACTTGTCCTTACCGGATCCCCAAGGATATCGGCCAGACCGACGAAGAATACCGTAGTGGGCGAGTTCCTCAGCCAATGCTTTCCTCCTTAAGTGATTCGATAAGTTGATCGAATTCCACAACTCGATCCATGATGGAACGAATATCGCTAGCTTCAGGGGAGTGGATCATCACATCATCGTTCTGATAAATGCGAAGCTCACTCTCGATGTCGAATGGCGAGATATGGTATTCGAGACAGAAGAACGCTTGATAGATCATGAGCTGATCCATCTTGACACGTCCAGACCCAGTCTTAAGATCGTGGATCCTAAGGAAGTTCTTCTTGTCGTCGAAATGAATTGCATCGGCAGTACCGTATGCATTCATGGAGTAGAAGAGAACTTGCTCGGGGGTCATTCGGTAGCCGATGGCGTCGTTGACGTACCGGTTGAACGTTGCGTTGTTTCGTGGCATTCGGATACCAAGACGAATATGTTCTGCAGCGAGCTCGTGAAGGCGAGTGCCTAGAGCTGCTGCCTGAGCAGTACGGAACGTTGCAGCCATCTTTTCAGAGTCGTAGTTGAGCCAGCTGTACTTGCTAGCAGACAAGATGGCGTGAGTTCCGTTAAGAGAAGAATAGTCGTGAAAGTGCACGGAGAACCTCTTGTTCATTCTCAGGATATATGACTGCGCCGAAAGACATACGCGATGCTTGCGAGACGTAGTGCTCCTGATTCGGGCGGAGCGGTGCGCTCGCGGATCGCTTGACTTCCAGAACGGCCCAGTGTGTTTCGAACATCACTGTGAGATCCGGGAAACCCTGAATGTAGTTCGGGTCGTTCTTGAGAACGATACATCCAGGAAACATTCGCTTGAGCTTCTTGATGAGCTCAGCCTGGTACTGAGATTCCAAAATCAATGACACCTGTTTTTGCTCCTTCTGGTGTCTGGGGGTGGGGTCGAAAAAGGCGTATTTTGCCTTTCTCTCCTATTATAGCCCAAGTTTTCGAGCGTCTGGAACATACTACACCCCAGAAGAACCTGTGAGTATGAGTGGTCGGGGAAATATGACAATCTGTTACGAACTGAACAGAACCTCCACAGTCTTCCCCCGACCCCGAAGATCTGTGGTGGAGTAGCATTCGAGTAGTGTGTGTGCCACTTTTGTGTGCCACCTAGGTGTCAAAAGCTTTTACAAAACGTAATTTTTTTCTTATACTTAATTGTAAAAAAAGTGTCACAAATGGCACAGACATCGACTTTTCCTTGCAATTGCAACGAAAAACCCTGTGACACTTTTCAAAAAAAAGTGTCACACTGTGCCAAAAAAATGGCACAAAATGGCCAAAAGTCACACACAACACCTACTCAAAAGGTAAAGAAATGGTAAAGAAATCCTCTCTGTGACACTTTTGTGACACTTTTGTGTCACAGTAGTATGTTCGAGTAGTACGTTCCAATCAGCTCCAAAAGCTGTCTGCGAACACTTTTTCGTTGAATTTCTTCTTCCGTGACAGACTCGCCTTGATGCTCTGATCAATCGCAGATTCGCTCTCGAGGAAGTAGTACCAGAGGTTCGTGTAGGGTGTATTCATCCGATCGATGCGCCCCTCACTCTGCTCCATCACCTTCCACGAATAGTTCAGCGAGTAGAACACGATCGTATCCGTGACCGTACAGTTCCACGCCTCCGCTCCACTCGCATACTGCACCAAGTACACCCACCGGTCTCCATCCGGCACCGGCTCGTGCTTGTGTCCATTCCACTCCTTCACAACACACATGTCAGACAACTCACGCAGAGCCTCCAACTCATAGTCGAAGTTGTAGAACACGATGATCCGCGAGCGCTTCTTCAAAATACCGCGAACCGCCTCGAGCCGATCTCGATCCTGATTCACACACTTCCGCAAAACATAGCAGAGCTCCCCCGCACTAGCGATAGGCTCTCCTTTATACGGATCGAAGCGCTTCTTCATGATCTCGTTGTACTCAGCCACACGATACCTGACAGGAACGTAAATACGATTCCTCACGGTATGTCTTGCCACCGGCATGTCCACCAGTATTCTCCTTCGCAACTTCTCGAGTCGGTGAACTGCCACAAAGCGCTTGACGCGAGGGTATCGCGCAAAGCGATCCCACACAACGTGGTCCTCGTAGAATTCAGTCTTGTTCTTGTAGAACCCATTCGCGAGAAATAAGGGCACATAGTCCAACCAAGTATCTCCGGGCGTAGCACTCAGCAAGACCCACTTATTGTGTTTCGTGATCTTGAGAAATGCCTTGACCCACTTGCCACTTCCGACTACTCGCTGCTCATCAAAAACGAACACACTATCGCGAACGTCAGAATACTTAGCAATATTATTCCATGAATCAACCGTGATTCCTTCCATTGTGGAGCCTGCCATAGCAAACTCCCCAACCCATTCAAGGCTGTCCCGCTTCCGTGCCGTTGTGATCACCACAATACCCCCGGAATTAGGCTGTTTAAGGGCCCAGGAAGCGCCTACAAACGACTTTCCCGATCCCACACCACCAACGAGCACCTTGCCACTTTTCAGGCGCTCTAAGGCTTCTTCTTGGTGTGGATGTAACTTGACCATCAGTCAACCAATCTGTCGAAAAATACTTCGAATTCATCGGCGTAGTCAACCAGGATCATCTCATCCCTCCGTGCATATGACTTCCTAGAATACGCACGATCCCCCGGTACGAGATTTTGGATCGCATTGTTCGTACAATCCCCATCCTTGTGACAAACAAGCATCCCCTCACCCACAGGTCGCTTACGGAACGTCTCGAATACGATCGAGGCAACCGTCTTGGTCTTCACACGACCCTGGTAACGGAACTTGACGTAGCGCGTTCCCTTGACATCCTGATATGGAAGCTCGCGCAGGGAATCGGTCAGACGAACCCGACCATCCGGATGCGCCTGGAGGTTTGTGTACTTGTAATGAGTTGTCCAACCCATCATAACTCCTTCGAAAAAAGAGAACCCATGTGCCCTAGACCCCCTGCACGATGACAGAGAGCCTAGGGCCAAGGAATATCAGTCGCGAAGACAGTTCGATCCGAACAGGCTGTTCAGAAACACCTTCCGAAAGTTGGCCATCTCCTGAGCAGCCACCTCCATGTCAGTCTGCGATTCGAAGAAATCGAACGGCACACCGTCATCCGTGAGAATAAGCCACTGCTCCTCCGGGTTGTGGAAGAAGTGCCAGCACTCTTCATCATTGTAGATCTTGACGAGCTCTACGACTGCCTTGCCGTCAACGTTGTTCCAGAGGGCTGAGATATGCCACCCTTCTGCAAGGTTTTCAGCAATCCAGTCAACGTCGTGCAGACTGTAACCTACGTACGGATGATTGGGGAAAATGTAACGAACAGACATGCTTCTTCGGACCTTTCTGGTCACTTCTTGTTGTAGAATTCCTTGAGTTGGGGTTCGGTGGTGATGTAGAAGTTCTCACCATCCTTGACGATGAGGTGTCCGACGCTGGCGGTTTCGCCGTTCACGTACACCTCGACGAGTGTATGGCCTGACTTCTGAATGGTGAGTCGGCCACCCTGACCAACCCACCCCACGATATCAGTGAAGTCCTCCAGAGAGACCTCCACGACATCGACTCCAGTAGACTTCTTGACCCAGGTCTGCAGATGTAGAGCCATTCAGATCACATCGGTCCCAGAGGCGAAGCGGACAGGGAGTCGGCCTTGAAGCCCTTCATGAGCTCGTTGTAGGCCTTGGAGTTCTCCCGAGCGGTCTGCAGGTAATCGGGGCTACCGAGAATCTTGAGGACCGACTCGGAGTCGTTGTTGCCCTGATGCGCGAGAGCCTCGGCCCAGCCCTTTCCGCCACGCGGATACCAGGTAGCGAAGACGACATCGTTCGGGTTGGTCGTCTCGATCCGACGATCGCCGACCAGGATCACCAGGCGGTAGTCGCCGCCCATAGACTCGCCAGCTTCACGACGGTACGAGACCTCGAAGCCGACCTTTTCGGGAGCCATGAGAGTCGGGCGGAACAGGTTGTCGACGGTTGACGGCTCGAAGAGCGGAACGGTAACGGTGCCGTCCTCGAGTTCCTTGACCTGATTCATGATTGCCATGTGAACCTCCTACAGTTCAATCAGTTGGTTGGCAGCGCTACTCCAGATGCGAATAACGCCATTGTTAGCCGCCTGCGTCTCACAAGCGGTATCCAGCTCTTCGAGGTAATCCTCGACAAACTGGATAGCTTCATCGCGCGTGTCGAACGTGACCGCGCTTTCGGTATACCCGTCCTCGTCATTACCATGACAGACTTGGGCATTCCAACGGATATCCTCCATAGTTACTCCTGTGGGGAAATAGTAATTGAGATGGTTCGACCATCGAGAAATGCACGATTAGCGAGTCGTGCGACGTGCTGCTGGGCTTCCTTCGCGGTATCGAAAGTAGTCCAGACCGTTGGGCGAGAAGGAAGACTTGTGTCCTTCTCCTCGCCCTTCAGCCAGACGTCGTACCAGACGACATACTTCATCGCGTCTCCATGTCGGCGTAGCGAGATGCGAACTCGTCGGCTTCGATGGTGATGTACGCGGTCTTCAAGTAGTTCGAGAAGCCGGTGTTCCCGTTCACGTCATAGAAGACAGGCGTAATAACAAGGTCTGCTCGGACAATATCCGCGGAATCCAGGACACCGACGGTCTCCTCAGACAGCAGGGTCTTGACACCGTCCTCGACCATGAAGATCTTGGGCGGTTTGACGTCGAAGCGAACCTTCACCGCAATATACGGGCGTTCGCGGTCCGGGTTGCCATCCTGGTCCTTGGAGTACTTGACGTTGATGCCGTCGGCCTCCATCTGTGCTGCGAACTCCGGCGGAACCTCGCAAGCGAAGGTACGAGCTCCCGTACGGTTGTACTTGTCGGGCTGACCGCTGAAGTTCCTGAAGAAAATGCGGGTGTTTTCGAGGATGATGTTTTCGAGTCGGGGGTTTGCCATGATAGTAGGCCTCTTTCCGTGAGTTGTAGATTATCGTGTGAATGTGACCTGGAATGCCGTGTCCAGGAATCGAGTGAGGACTTCATCCTCAGTCTGGGGCGCTGAAATACAGCGGTTAATGGATTCTTGCTCATCGCGACGGCCATGCGTGTTGTAGGACTTACGTCGATGGATGAGAGTGGGGTAAGAGTTACCCTTGCGAGATCGGACCGTAGACAGCTCGTACGTCTCCTTGACGTAGCGTGCGTGCTTGCAGGTCGTCTTCTCCGCAATGACCTGGCGCTTGACTCCGAGAGCCTCGAAGTCGATCGGGTAGATATGCCAACCCGAGTTTAGCCACATAGATCCGTCACTCAACTGTTGAATGTGCGTAGTCCCCATTGTTTTCGCCCTTGTTGTGGTGGATCTCGGACAGTTTTCGGAATGCGCGTTCGAAATCACCCTTCAGGGCGAAGACGGTACCATCGGAAATATGGTACTCATTTGCGAATTCGTCTAACATATCGAGAGCCTGATCGTGCAGAGTCCGAAGCTCTTCCTTCTGACGCTCGTAGTGATTCAATTCGTGTACGCTCCTTCGTGCGAACTTGCTGCATCTCCTTGTAAAATGCAGTCCAGAGATCGGTGATCTCCGTTTGATTTCGATCGGCCCAATATGCGTTAGTCAAAGCCCACGTAACGGCGGCTGTGATTCCCATGAGGATGAATGAGGTCACGCTGCAAACTCCTCATATGAACCGAACTGCTCGATCTGTTCTCGAGCTTTCTCGACGAGATCCTCGGAGTACCGAGTATCGATCTCTGAGATATGGTCGAGACCCAGAACGACTGATGCCTCCTTCCAACGATATCCCTTGGTGCCGTTGACTGCGTCCTTAATATCGCCGTTAGCACTCTTGCGCAAAGCGATACCACCTCCACAGCCAGGCTTGACGGGGACGAACTGCCCGACCTTACCCACGAAATGCAGGTAGTGGTCATCGGGGTTCGCCTCGTTGAAATCGAGGTAGATAGCAGTCTGAACTGCTCGAGTCTCAGCGTAGTCATTCGGCGTGATCTCCTCCTTGCTGAACAGGGACTTGAACACCACCGGATGAGCGAACTGAGCACCCGTGGCTGTCCAACCGCCGCCGTGATCCTCATCGTACTTGGCAATATAGACTGCGTCGTTCACAAGGGCCATACGATCGTATGTCGCCTCATGCTCGAAGTCGTAGCCGTACTTCTTACCAAAGTCGATGACAGCCCGAATAACCTCAGGCGTGGCATTTGGAATCTTGATTGAGTCCGTCTTAATATGAGCGACGGTGTAACCAAGTTCCTCCTGCACGTAATGCTTGAGGTCGATCATAAACAAGGCTCCACGCTTCGCGACAATGTTGTCGACGTTACGCGGGTCCTTGCAGGGGTTGTCAAACTTGGCACTCGTCAGACCGTATACAGAGTTGATAACGATCTTCAGAGCAAATGCCAAGGCATTCGTGTCGACGCCTTCCTGAATAAGCGGCATGAGCGCTCCATCGAAGAGACCTTCGAGCTTGTCGAGCTCATTATGCTTCACTAGGATACGTGCCTTCTTGATGTCGCTGAATCGCTTGGTGTATGGACCAAACAGGTTCAGCTGCTCAAGCGAGGTCGGATGCATCGACGCGACATCCAGTAGAGCCACGTTGTGGTGAATACCAGGCTCTGCGTAGACATAGCCACCTTCGCCAGTCACCTCTCCACGATATGTGGACTTGAAACCGTCGAAGTGGTATCCCGGGAACATCTCGGAAAGATCCGTGTAGACGAAATCCTTCTGAGGGTTCCTCTCCGTGCCGAAAATGATTCGACAAGTATGAGAGTTCGTAGAGTGGTTCTCTGTGAGACCGGAAATACGGGCCAGCATCTGACGAGCAGTCCAGTCATCCTGGAGGTGCTCGAATACTGCCTCCGTGGCATCCACGTCGTTGTCGCAGTAATCCGCCACCGTGTCCCACAACTCTTCCGGGACCGGCTGATCCCAGTCAAGGTCGAGTTCCTGGTGCTTCAGGCCAAGCTCAATCTCCCACTTCTTCAGACTCTGCTTCTTCGAGGAGAAGTCGTAGATGTCCGTGTACGAGACGTTGTACGCCTCGGAGAAATAAGAGTTCGGGCTCTTCTCGATGATCCTCTTCGAGACCATGTAGAGTTCCTTATTGTTGTACCCCAACGTTGCCGCGTAGATAATATGATTGTCGTAGCGACGGTTGTTGAAGCCAACCAACTTGGCGCCCAGCAGAGTCTTGACCTGTTCGGCAGTGGGGTTGATAAGACGCAGCTTGCTCTTATCGCCACGCTTCTTGTAACAGATCACGAAGAGATTCGGGAACACCTCGATGTCGAAGAAATAGATGTCTCCGTCAGCGACTGGAGCCACTGGTTCTTCCGAGTCGTTCTTGAACTTCATCTGCTGGACCAGCTTCAAGCAGTACTGAGCGTGGTGTGTCGATCGCATCGCGAACGCAATGATGGAATTCCTCGCATCCGTGACGTCATACACCAAACCACTTTCGGAAGCATCATCGAGAATCTTCTTGATGAACTCCACCGAAGGCTTGGTCCCGGGATGGATCTCCTTGCGGAGGTTCCGAGCAATAAGGTTTCGAAGACCTTGCTCTGTCTTGACTACGTCTTCTCGGATCACCTTCGGAGCCTTCCTAGGGAGATCATCCGGAGCAGTTCGGACAGACATTCCATTCGAAACCAGGTACTTACGCCTGAGGGCGGTTTTTCCGGTAAATCGCTTGATCTCGATTCCGGGAGCATACTCCTTAGCGTATTCGAGCTCGGGGTCTCCCAGTAGGTAATGGAGGTGAATTCCTCCTCCGGAACGGGAGGTCTCGGCGTACGTCGGAGGCCACTTGGACGCTTCTGCCAAGTTTCGCTCACGAGATTTGTTACCGCTTGGATCTTTAAGATCGAAGTCAATAACAACCATGTTCTCAGGTATCTGAACATAGTGTTCCTTGGTTGTGTCGATGTCTTTCAGAGTTGTCGTGACGTCATCCCATCGCTTAGCCGGCTTGCCGTCCTTCGCATACTGCGCAGGGCAATCAGCATATAGCTCGTCGATGACGCTGGGGCATTCCTTCAGCTCGATGGAGTAGTGCTGTTCGGGATTCTCAACAAGACTCGCCTGTGTGAACTTGTCTTTCTTGAATCCGGAATATACGTTCCTGAACTGCTTACCGTCGATTCGAGTCCGATCATGGAACTCGACGAAGTAGTTCTTCAGTTCCTCACGGAACCGGTGACGTGGCAGCACGTACTGAACAGATGCTTGCTCACAATATCGCTTGTAGGTCTCATACGCCGAATTGAGAGTGACGAACTCCGCACTCTCGAACTCGAAATATGCGTCCTCAACGAAGTTGTAGAACACATCAGTCTTGTACATCATCTGAATCGGACGATAGTCCTTGTAGTACGTCTTTCCGAGACTCTCGAAGACCTCCGCACAGTAATATGCGATGGCGCCGAGCTCTCGAGAGATACCGTCCATCAACTCTCGATACTCCATAGGAGGAATCTTGTTGCCGGTGGGCGAAATATCGATCAGACGTCGGATGATGCCAGACTGGGCATCTGTGATCTGTACCGGCTTGTTGGTAGCCATGTACAGAAATGAGTCGATCCGAGTCGTATAGACGGGCTTGAACTTCTCGTTAACCTGCATCTCTTCGTGAGAAATAATGCTGTTAAGCTGAGTATTATCGTCAATACGACTCAGATCGCCATCGTGCTGGAATGCGACGATCGGGTTCGTCTTAAATGCCGACGCGGCAAACGCGTTGTTGGACTTGGCGAGAGACGCTGCATCAAACGCTGTGTAGTAGCCCTCGAAGAGCTGCATTAGAATGTTGATGAGTGTCGACTTACCCGATCCAGGCTTGCCGTACAGCACGACGAACTTGTCGAGAGTGCGGGAAGCACCCGTTACAACGGCGCCGATAGACCATTCGATCTTACGGCGCTCGTCTTCGTCGTACAGTGTGGAAATAAGACGATCCCAATGGTCACGAGATCCCTCCGCGAGCGCATAGGGCAGACGACGAGTCGCGTAGGACTCCTTCCGCACCTCAGTGTTCGCGAATGTGAGTTTCCGGTCCAAGGGACGAGTTGTGTCCGGCATGGACGAAATCCAGTTGCGATAAGCGGTCCAGCTCTTAGAGGCGTAATCCCCCAGGAACTGGAACCGCGTACCGCCTTGATAGGAACCCTCAAGAGTCTTCGCGAAATCACGAAGCTCTCGGTCGATGAGCTCGACTACGCGAAACTCATCTGTGTTCCATAGACCCTTCTCCTCGTCCCACACGGCCACGAACGAGCCTCCCTGAACGAGGATATCGGTAGACCTTGCGACCCTAAAGTCGGGGTAGATCTCCACAACCCCATTCTTCGAAGCCCGCTGGCGCGGGGTAACGAAATCCACTGCTTCTCCTAGATAATATACTTCTCCTGAACGCACCACATGGATAGCTGGTCAAGAAGCGACGTTTGCGCCGGGTCGATGAGGCCTCGACGATTCGGGAATATACCACCGTGGCCAAACCGGTCGTAATTCCGTTCTACAATATCGCGAACCGTAGCGCTAACGGTTTCTTCATCGGTATTGTAGCCAATGTCGAGGTTCCTCATCAGAACCCTGAACGCGGTGGTAGGAGTGTCGTCCATACCACCAATAGTCGCGTCCATTTTGCTAGCGAGAACTACGAGCACCTCGAGCATGGTTGCGTAAATCGGGTCGTCACCGTCATATACGTAACCAGTCTCGTACTCGTAGTAATCGCGGAGTGCTTTGCCATCGGACTCAAGATTACCGTCCAGCGGAATCCACCACTGAAATGCGACCTCATGAAGGACCTCACATTGATCGCGAAGGTAATCTGCGCCGACAAGTCGGAGAAGGTATTCGAAATATCCCTCTCCTGTGATCATTCGGAATCGTCGTCTCCGGTGTAGTAGTAACCTGGCCAGTCGACATCTTCGACCCAGTCGCTATCGAGAAGGTGTACATGAAGGTCCATGCGAAGCTTGTGATTCCTCACAAACACGTCATGAGGATCGGCACCATAGGCGCCACCGCTCTTCATGGCTTCGGAACCGATCAGCTCTTCGGCGGATTCCTTCATTCGGTTCCCGTTGTCGTCGGCCACCACATTGTCGTTGACGTAGCAGTCAACTTCGAAGAACTCGTAGCCGAGCATTCCTTCCTGGAAGGTCTGCGGATCGAGGATCTCAAAGTCGGAGATCTCCTTAACACCGGGCTCGACCGTAGCAGGATGCTCATCGCGACCTCGGAGCTCTTCTTTCTTGTGAAGCTCCGTAATATAGTCGATGTTCTCGCGGTACTCCTTCTCCTGCTCGGAGAGCTCCTGATCCATCTTACGCTGAAGACGGTCAGTGATCAGAAGATATGCAACTGCGGCACCCGTGACGAGACCGGCTGCGAAGGAAATGAAGATTTCAGATCTCATTGACGATCTCTCCATCCACGTTGAAGTCCAGTAGGTAATTGGCAACCTCGCGGCGGCGAGAGTCATCCCAGAACTTGATGCGGTGACCCTCGATATCGCCGAAGGACACGTAGTGGTCTCCATCGCCCTTCTTCCAGAGCCATCCCACAACCTGCGAAGCAGGAGTGCGAGGAATACCGAGAGCGTCGTAGACGTCGGACAGGAACAGGTATCCACGAGTGCGGAGAATATCGTTCATGTAGTTGAGCTGAGCGTGGATGTTCAGCTCGGTGATGTCGTCGCTCGGGTCCCAGACGCTGGAAGTCTCATCGATGATGCGGGCGTAAGGCGAGTACTCCGGAATAACGGACTCAGCCATCTTGTCGTACTCGAACGGCTCATCCGTGAACACGACGTCGTCGAGGATCTTCTCCTCGACCTTCTTCATGGACTCCTCGCCAATAACGGAAGCCACAGACTTCTTGTACTTACGGTAGGAAGCGTCCAGAGCGGTGTACGCTGCTGCGAGGCCGGCAATACGCTTCGACTGAATCGAGTGACTCCACCAGAAGGCAGCGACCGAAGCCACACCCAGAGCGATCGTGGGCGCGTAGTGCTTGACCGTCTTCGTGACGATGCGGCTGTAGCAGACGATGCGGTCTTTGCGGAATTCATCTTCGGTGTAGTGCTCGTTGCGCTTCATGAGGTTGGGGCCATCCGTGATGACCATGACCTCGTCTGCGATGAGTTCCTTGTAGGTCAGAGTGGCTCGGCTTGCCAGAACAGCAGTACCGACGAGACCAACAGTGCCGGCGCCCGTGAGAATGGTGGGAGCGTGCTTGACAACGACACGTGCAACATTGTGGAAAATAGACATGATGTCCTCTCAGAGTTGTGATTGAATATTAGCGCTGCTTGAGAGACTGCGGTTCGTCATGCGTCAGCATGAACCCGTCTCGAACTTGACGAACATCGAACGAACCCATGTCGGTCCATCCCCAGTTATCGTCAATGAAGTTGGAAGACGCACCGATAAGTGCGTTGAGGTCGGCCAGAGATGCCTGGCCATACTGGTCGATGAGATCACTCATACGGTCGATGACGTCGTTGGCGTCAGACCTGCTGTCGAAAATGATCTCGTTACGCTCGGGTTCGGCGTGTCGAGCAGACCGTCGTTCACGCCTTTCAGCGGGACGATCTCGGTTACCTTTTGGGCGAGAATACCCCGAGTAATCGGAATATGAGTTCCTCGACCGAGGACGAGAGTCGCCACCATAGAGCATGGATTCGATACCTCGAGTGACGGTATCGGAAATAAGGTTCTTGACCGTGGGGATGATGACATCCCAGAGAACCGTCTCACCGACGCTTCGAGCGTCTTCGCGAATAATCTCGCCGACGACCTTTCGTGCGGTAGATTCTCGCTTTACTCGAGCCTTGGCCACCGGAGTAATATCTTTCTTCTCCTTGGACCTGTCCGAGTTACCCGGATAAGCGCCTTCAGGACGCGTGGGTACATTCATGATACTCCTTCGAAAGAAAAACCCTAAGCCCCCTGTAATATTACAGAGGGCCTAGGGCTTGAGATCAGGCTTCTTCTTGTTCAGAAACCTTCTGGGACGTCTTCTTGTAAACGTCGACCATCTCCTGCACCGAACTTGAAGTGGCGCGGCTCACATGATTCTCAAGAACCAGTGATAGGGCATTGATACCGATAAAACTCACGATGGGGTTAATCGGAGCAGCACCAATCAGTACTGACTTGAGAGCCGTGCGAAATACCACGCCAGAACAAAATGATGCGGCGATTCCGGCGATGTTTGCAGGGGAGAACGTATTCATACGAATTCCTTTCAGAGTTGCTTAGGTCTCACTATAACCCAGGTTACTCCTGCGACTCGCCGATCTTCTGGAATTCCTCGCTCGCCTTGGCAGCGAACTCCGGATCGACGTTGTGCTCGACCAGGTAGTTCTCCAGACCCTTCTTGTCGGTTTCGGAGTTGGTCTTGGCCATCGCGAGGACCTTCGAGGGAATAAGACCCTTGATGAACTTATCCATGTCGATGCTTCCGTCGATGAGACCGACGATGAGGTTGTCGTACGCCAGACCCTGAGTGAGGTTCTCCTTGATCTGGGGCGTCTTCACGAAGCGCTTACCGTCTTCAGAGCGCTCACCGTATGCGGTCTCGATAACCTCGCGAATAAGGTTAAAGACAGCGTGACCGTCCTGGGTCTTGGAGATCTGAGCGATGCGCTCCGTGAGGGAAGGCGACCAGGATTCCATCTCCTGAATTTCCTTCACGTTCAGGTGGAAGTAGAGGTCCTCCGAAACGGTCTCGCCATCGAAGTTTTCGTACTGGACAGTGATCTTCTGCATTGGGATGGTTCCTTTCTAGAAATGAAAAACCCTAACCCCAGTTTAGGGGTTAGGGCGCTGAGAGTACTCAGTCTTCAGTCGTCTCTTCAACGACAGGGGTTTCGACGGTGTCGAACTCGATGAATTCAGGGAGAGTCTCGTCAGAGCTTCCAGCGTCTGCCGAATCGTCAGGGCTCAGCATCATGGCCACCAGAGCTGTTGCGACGGTTACGGTACCGGCAATAGCGTACGGGAGGGCCTTCTTAGCGAGGCGCTTGATCTTCGGGACATTGAAAGAAATGATGGGAGAGTCGTCCTCGGTGTAGTCTTCGAGGTTGATGACGTTATCCTGCTTGTTGGACATGAGAATTCCTTTCAGAGTTGTGAATATGTCTCATTATAGGACATGTTTTTCTTGCGGGTCAGTACTGGTGACGGAACCAGTCTGTCACAGGAGCGGGATTGAAGGCCATCAGAAGAGCCGGGGACTCGTCTGCGAGCATCGTTGGGGTGAATTCAGCCTCGATCGTGGTGCCGTTGGACCATCCGAGCTCATCACCCATCGAAATCTGCTCCAGTCCGAGGCACTGGTAGACCTCGTTAAGTGAGACCGAGGAAATACCGTTGATCAGATCGGAGTTGATCTGATTCAGGACCTTCTGGACTTTCGTGATGGTGGAGGGGAAGACCCTGCCAGAGTACGAATCGGAAATAAGAACGTTCTCACCCGTGATGATGACGCTCTTGTTCTCCGGACGCTCGAGGTTCTCCTCGATAACGTCTCGGGCAATTGCCGATCGGGTATCCGTACCCTTCTTACCCGTCAGCTCCTTGACGCGATCCTCGTACTTCTCGAGGACGTCCTGAGAGACCGTGTAGGCGGCAGCCATAGCTGCGTATCGGCGTTCGCTGAGGACGGTACCACCGATGATGGCGGCAGACGTTGCCGTGATGGAAATAGCTGCGGGAAGGTAGCAGGTCCACGTCAGACGGAGTGCATCCGTGAACTTATACCCTCCCTCAGGGAACTCCTCTCGAAGAATATCCATCGCCTTGACGTGCGCCTTACCGGAGGTAATGGCCGTGCTGATGACTCCCGCGAGCGCAGACGCTGCGAGAATAACCTGAGAGTTGTTGCGGATGAAGGCGCCAGCGAGACGACCGTAGGTCTTGAAATCGATGTTGATCATGTGCTTCTCCTTTGTTATCGATTCAGTAGGTAGAAAATGGTTACGATGGGGACCATGACCCATAGCCCCACCGCAACCCACATCAGAGTATCGCTACTCACTTGTCTTCCTTACGCTTGTTGAGCCACTTCGCGAGGAAGAATCCAAGAATACCACCTGCGAGCATCTTGGAGTTGGTGAAGGTGTCCCAGATTGTGAGAAAGACCAGGAGGCCGATCATGACGAGGAAGAGGAAGATGAGAGTGATCATTTGAGGTTTCCTTTCAGAGTTGGGTTTTATTGACCTTCCGCGTAGCACACGAAGATGGGCGCCTTCAGTGACTGGGTCCGGACCGTCTCGAGCTTCTTCGGCTCCTTGATTAACAGGACATTCACGTCGAACATCTCGGGGGCGGTGCTCGAAAGAAGATATTGCGGTAGGACCACATGGGTAGGTCCATGGACATCCCACGACTCCCAAGAAAGAACTCGCTCGATCCCTTCACGATCGTGGAATTTGAAATCGGGATCTACCGAACGAATGGTTTTCGAAATGATCTGAGACCCACGTCGGAAGCTATACCGCCTCTCGTATTCCTGAAGGAGCGGGTCTCCGA